AACATGGCGCTCTACACGGTGTGATGTGGCCGACGTCAACATCACACCAGTCTCGCCGTCGTATGTCACGGGCTTCACGACTGGTTCGGTCGTCTACTCGGCTGGCACTGCGCTCGCTGAGGACAATTCCAATTTCTTCTGGAATGCGACCACCAAGATCCTGAAGGCGTTCGGACTCACGACGCTGTCGTCTCTGACGGTGGCGTCTACGACGGCGACACCGGCTGGCGGCTCGACAACCGTGCGCTTACTGTTTGGCACCACGGCCGGATTCGGAATCTACATCGGCTCAGGCGTGCCGACCGTGAGCGCCGCGCAAGGCTCGCTGTATCTGCGCTCTGACGGCTCCTCTACTTCGACACGGCTCTACGTGAACACGAATGGCACCACGGGCTGGACAGCCATCACGACGGCCACATGACTGTTGCATCACTCATCACCGCGGCGCTCAAGCGCATCAGTGTCATCGAAGAGAACGAGACACCATCTGCCGAAACGCAGTCCGATGCACTGGACCGCTTGAATGATTTGATGGACTTCTGGCAAGGCGAGCGGTTGACGATTCCCTATGTAAGTCGAACACTCTGGACGATCGTCTCTGGTCAGCAGGATTACTCTGTCGGCGGCGCGCGTCCGACGTATGTTGATCACATCAGCTACGTTGATACCTCGACGAATCCCGACACGGAATATCCGCTCCATCTCTTCACGGATGACGAGTGGGCGGCGCTGCCGCAGAAGGCGCTGATGAACACGTTGCCAGTCGGTGCTTACTATCAGCCGACATTCCCGACTGCGACGATCAGCCTGTGGATGATTCCGACGTCGAGCACGCTGCAGGGCGCACTCTACGCACCGAATCCGATTCAGCAGTTCACGTCCACGTCGCAGACGATTGCGCTGCCTCCAGGCTATCAACGCTTCATTCGCGATAGTCTCGCCGTGGAGTTGTGGCCGGAATGGCGACAAGGCGAGCAGATTGATCCCGAACTAGTGCGGAGCGCACGCGACAGCAAGAACGTCATCAAAACCGTCAACCTGCGGCCAACTGAATTGGATCTGCCGTATGGCGACGGTATCTACGACATCAACTCGGATTTGAATTATCGGGCGTGAGATACAAAGGCTTTATCGGCCCATCGTATACCTCGCAAGCGCTCGTCGCGGACGCCGAGCGAACGATCAACCTGTATCTCGAAGCGAACACGTCCGAGAATGCGAAATCGCCGGCCAGTCTTGAGCCGTCGCCGGGATTCCAGCAAGCGGCATCCGTCGCGAACATCGGCGGGCGCGCGGCAGCGACAATGAACGATCGCACGCTGTTCGTGATGGGATTCGGCGTCTACGGCATCGACAGTAATCTCACGGCGACGCTGTTCGGCTCAGTCGCGCTCGACAGCAATCCCGCGCAAATCGCGTTCAATGGCAAACTCGGGAATCAAGCCGGCATCGCAAGCGGAGGGAATCTCTACAGCCTGAACCTCACCACGAACGTGTTGACTTCAGTCGCCACACTCGCCGGCAAAGCGACGATGGTCGGCATGATCGACGGATTCGGCATCACGTTGGATGTGCCGAACTCGCGCATCTACGTCACCACGATTAACGACTTCACGACGGTTGACCCGACTCAGTTCGCCGCGCGCACCGATGCGCCTGATAACTGGAAAGCGATGCTCGTCAACCCGCCAGATATCTGGTTGATTGGCAGCCGCACAGGCGGCGTGTGGTATGACGCCGGCAGTTTTCCATTTCCACTCGCGCCGCGTCCAGGCATCCAGTTCAAATACGGCATCGTGGCGCCGTTCAGTATTGCTGCAGCCGGCTCGTCGGTAATGTGGCTGTCTCAGACGACAGATGGCAGCGGCATCGTGGTGAGAACGCGCGGATATCAGCCGACACGCATCAGCGATTACGCGCTTGAGTCCGCCATCAACACCTATCAGCGCAACAGCAGCATCGACGACGCAGAATCGATCGTCTTCCAGTTCAAGGGCCACACGTTCTACGTCCTGCGATTCCCGATGGCAAAGGCCGCATGGGTGTATGACGTTGACCAGAACACTTGGGTGCAGTGGGGCAAGTGGAATTCCGCGTCGATGCAGCTCGACATCTGGCAACCGCGCGTCCACACGTTCACGTTCGGGAAGCATCTCACAGCCGATGCATCAACCGGCATCATCTCGGAAATGAGTGACGCGTTCGGAACTGAACTGGATGGAACGGCCATCGTGCGCAAACGGCGCTGGGGCGGTCCGTTCAACGAGATGAAGACCGTCAAGATCCGATGCGCCGAAGTCTATCTGGAAGCACCAGCGCTGGTCTCCGGACTCGGCTCCGATCCAATCCTCGAGTGGCAGACGAGCAACGATGGCGGGCGCACGTTCGGCAACATTCGACAAGTGAAGACCGGCAAGATCGGGAAATATCAGCGCGCTCGATTCTGGCGCATGGGCATTCCGCGTGATCGCGTGAACGAAGTCACTGTGTCCGATCCCGTGCCGTATCGTTTCGTGGATTGTTTTCTCAACAACGACGGCCATGGAGCATAGCGTGAATGGCTTCACTGCCTTCGATACCTTACGAGTCACCTGTCACCGACGGGCAATTCCTCAGCTCGGATTATTACCAATATCTCTTTGCGCTACAGGGACGAGCGGAATCAGCTTCATCGCTTCTGTCGACTCCAGTCGAACTCACGAATCAATCGGCTACCATCGCGACGACAGCAATCCCGCTTCCGGCGCTGACCGCGGGCTTATACGTGATGCGCTACTACGCGCGGATCACGGTCGCAGATGGCGTGAGCAGCTCACTGACAGTGACGCTCGGATGGACGGAGAGCGCGCAAGCGTTGACGTTCAGCGGCGCTGCAATGACCGGCGACACGGTGACGACGGTGCAGAGCAACACGATCATGGTGCAAGTGGATGCGAACACGTCACTGCGCTACTCGACAGTCTACGCAAGCAACACGCCGGCGAAGATGCGGTATCGGTTATCCGTCACGGTCGAAAGTCTGGTGACATGACGACACGCATCCTGCCGCGCGAGGAATGGCCGCGATTGGTCGGCACGGAAGCCGAAACAGTCTGGCCGCAGTTGTCCGATGCGGCTCGAGTCGTGGTGGTCGAAGAGGATGGCGAGATCATCGGTTGTCATCTCTTGCAGCCGGTTCTACACGCCGAATGCCTCTGGACGCATCCAGATCATCGCGGCAGTGTCTCAGTGCTGGCGCGACTCTGGTCGACCGTGAAGCGTATCGCCCGCGAAGAATTCGGCGTGTCGCATGTTGCGACCTCGGCGTGCTCTGATGATGTGCGGCGATTACTCGCGCGAGCCAAAGCCGTGAAGGTCGAAGCGGACTCTTACATGGTTCCAGTCGGAGAGCGATAAATGCCAGCAGCAGCCGCAGCACCGTTCTTCTGGGGAGCCATCGCGAGCGCTGTAGGTGCCATCGGCGGGGCAGCGCTGTCGGCGCGAGCATCAGGGAAGGCCGCACAGGCCCAAACGCAGGCCGCAACCGCAGCATCGAACGCCCAGATTCAGGCGGCGAACGAAGCGGCACGTCTTCAGAAAGAATCGAACGACGCTGCCCTACGATTTCAACAGCAAGAAGCGGCCTACGCTCGCGCGGAGAACGCCCGAACCGACCGCGCGAACTACGACCAATGGGCTGCCAAACAAGGCTACATCAGCTCGCTCGGACAGCAGATCGGGCTGCCGGCGAGAAACCTTCCGGCCTACGTGCCACCTTCCGGCGCTGGGACCGCAGAAGGCTCGCCCTCTGGCGCGCCGGCCGGACCCTTACCACCCGCACCGAAAGACCTCCAGAGCGCGATCCAGCAAGCGAACCAGATCGCCTACGGAGGCCGCAACAAGCACGACGATCCAAACTATTGGGCGTCGATGTGGGAGAAAGACCCTGGCTACACATGGCGCCGGCTCCTCGGCGAAGGCGCTGGCGGCGCGGACGTCGCCACGAGTGGCCCGTATTCAGGCAAGGCTGCCCCAGCGAGCGCGCCAACGGCGGCCCGCAGGACAGCCATGCCCCTCTCGACGGTCGCCCCGCCTAGCGCCTACAGGCCCGCGGCAGCCCTTACTCCACCCTTGCAACGTCGGACCTTTGGAGATTACCTCTAATGCAAGAAGACGATCCGCTTCTCGGTGGTGGCGGCGACCCAGCGACAGGCACGACAACGACGTCTGGAAACTGGTGGGAAGGACCGCCGCCAGCCGGCTACACCGGCCCGTGGCCGCCTCCGCTGTCGCCCGGTTCGCATTACGGGCCGATCTTTGGTCAGATCATCTTCGACCAGCCGACGCCACAGGACCAGATTCCGGGCTACACGCCGCCGACTGATACGACGACGAGTCCGGACTATCACCCGGAATGGTGGGGCAATGCGCCACAGTCTCCAGGCACAACTGGAGGAACAACGGGCGGCACCACTGGCGGCACAACGGGCGCTACTGGCGGCACTACAGGAACGGCATCGAATCAAGGCGTGCTCGGCGATCTCATGGCGCCGTTCACGCAGACATTTTCAGCACCCGGCCAGATTCCATTGCCGAATCTGCCGATGTATAAACCACCGCCAGCATTCAACGCGCCATCGTATCAAGAGGCCGAAGGCGATCCGGGCTACATCTTCTCGCGCAATCAAGGACTCGGCGCGATCCAGAACAGCCGCGCGGCACAAGGACTCTGGGGAACCGGCGCAACTGGGAAAGCGCTCGAGCAGTATGCGAGCGACCTCGCCGCCACGCACTACAACGATGTCTACCAGCGTGCGCTTGGATCGTATCTGACGAACTACGATACGCAGTTCAAGCAGCCGTATGACTACAACTACCGGCAAGCCTACGACACGTCACAGGTGAATCAGCGACAGAACGAACTGAACTACGACCGCTCGTATTCGCGATTCCTCGACGACTACAACCGATATCGGACGGAGCGCAACGATCGCTGGAACATTCTGAATCCGTTCATCTTCACGTAGATGGCCGAATACCACTACGATCCGTATCGTTCACCCTACGTCGGCTCCATTGCCGATCTCATGGGACGTGGTGGAGATATCCAAGCGCAGGCCGCCCTCCGCGCTGGCGATATCCGCTCAAATGCGGTGACGAACGTGGCGAACATCCAAGCGAATCAGATGATGCAGTCTGGCGCGAATTGGGGCAATGCGCTGAACCAAGTCGGCCAGACCATCGCCGCGATTCCAGCCGAGATGCAGCAGCAGAAGTTTCGCTCAGCGCAGTTGGCGAATATCCAAGCGGAATCAGACCGACGTGCCGCTGAAGCCGCAGCCATGCAACGCGATCAGCGCGCACAGACGCTCTGGTCACAAGCTCTGAAATCGTCAGTAGGCGATGATGGCGTTGTTGATCATCAGAAGGCCGCCTACATGCTATCCAAGGCTGGATATCCTGTGCAGGCGAATGCGTATTTGGAAGCCGCGCAAAAGACTCAAATCACTGCCCAGCAAATCTCTGAGGGCCAGCGGAAAGTAAAAGAAGGGCAGGATCTGATCCAGAAAGCGTCCGTGAACCATCTCGGCGAGTTGGCCGCAGTCGGATTGAGCAAACTCGATAAGAGCACGCCGTTGGAAGCGCGCGACACCATCACCGGACTCGTCGCGAATGCCGCATCACATGGACTCATCACCGAAGACGATGCGCGACAATTCCTGATGCGCGCGGCGCAGGCCGGTCCAGACCAACTGCGAAATCTGTATCAGGGACTACTCGATTCGGCTCCTGAAGTTAAAGACAAACTCCTGAAGGGACGATTGACAGAATCCGAGATTGCGAAGAACGAAGCCGCGGCCACGAAGCCGCCAGCGACGAAGGGACTCCAGTCCGAAAACGAGTGGATGGTGGACGGTAAATCAACGCCTGTGATTTTCGATCCAGCCACCGGGAATCGTTATTTGACAGGCGATGACGTCGCGAAAGGCAATGCGATCAATCCGAGTCGCTTACGAAAGATTCCGCCAGCATCGACCATCATCAATCCTCAAGTGCAGAGCGATGTGTCAGAAACAGTCAAAGGCATGAAAGACGGCACGCTGCCGCCAATCCTGCCAGGACGAGCCACGAAGGAATACACGGCATTGATGGCCGAAGCGCATCGGCAAGGCTACGATCTCGCTGGCGCTGCGACAGATTGGGCCGCCACGCAGAGGCACATCGCCACGCTGAACGGTTCACAACAACTGCGATTGAATCAGGCAATCAACTCACTGCCAGAGATGCTCGACAACGTTGATGCGTTAGCGTCGAAGTGGCAAGGCGGCAAGTTTCCAGTTCTCAATAGAGCGAATCTCGCGCTTGCGAAAGGCGGCGCCTACGGCAAAGAGGCCGCATCGATCGCGAATCAACTTGATGCACAGATTGCAGACGTGACAGCCGATCTCGGCAACGTCTACATGGGCGGCAATTCTCCAACCGATCAAGCACTGCAACTTGCTGGCAAGAGTCTCAAAGGTGAGTGGGACGAGAAAGTTCTTCATGACATGGTGAATCTTGCTAGGAAAAACGTTGGTATCCGCAAGAATTCGATCAACAGCACAGGCGTATCAGGAGCCAGCGCGAACAATCCGTATGCGCCAAAAGCGAGCACTGAAACGCCATCGCCTCCGCCCAATGCGCAGAAAGTGACGCGCGGCCCAGACGGAAAACTCATCTTCGGTGCTGCTAGGCAGTAGCGGATTCAAGGAAATGCCGCAACAAGAAATAACACCGCTCAAGCCAGCCGAGGAAACGGTGTTTCGGAGATGGGCACAAGACAACAATATTCCAGATGTAGATTCACCAGAATCGTTCTACGACTACCGTGGCTATTGGAAAGAATACGGTAATAAACCAGTTCGTTTCGGTGTTGATCACTTCCCAGACACTTACAAGCAACATGGGCATCCGACGTTCTCTGTTGAATCGAAATATTCAAGTGGTCCGAACGATGGAGGGCGGTGGGAGGGCGAAACATTCGTGCCGCCAATAAAGACTACTAGTTCACGCTACATCGAATTCGAAGGGAAACCATACGAGTTTCCTTCAGACGCCACTGATCAGGAAATCAGCGCATTCCTCGGCGCCATTCCACAAGCCAACGCGCCGACCGCACCGAAAGCTAAGACCTTGACGGCACTCGCGATGGCGACCGGCGCGAAAGCCGCGCCAATTGTGCAGCAAGGCGTCGAAGAATTCGCCACTAATCCAGGCGCATGGAAAACGGCTCGAGCGGTAGGCGAACTCGCTGGTGGTGTCGCTGGCGCTGCGAAAGCGGGACCACTCGGCATGGCAACAGGCGCATATGTCGGCGGGAAAGCCGGATATCGTCTGTCAAACGTCGCGCAACGAGCAGCCGCGCCAATCGCATCGACACTTGAGAAAGTAGCGCCGTATGTTCAGGCATTGAAGACGGCCTCAGGCGCTCAGGGCGTGCTTGATCTGGCGCAGATGAACGAACCGGCACGAACAGACATCGGCACTCTCGGCGTCAGCATCGGCACACCGCGCAGCGATGAAGAGAAAGCGGCGCATCCAGCATTGATCAATCTGGCACTACAAAAGGTGTCTGATGCGATTGACTATCTGATGTCGCGAGGCGTGCCGCGAGGTGAAGCCACAAGAACAGTCATGAACATCCGCGTGAAGAACGGAGCGAAGTAGCGTGGCTACCGGCACAGTCATCCCCTGGTTGACGGAGCAATTCGAAGACTCCAGCGGCACACCGCTCAATGGAGGCTTCGTCTTCACATATCTCGCCGGCACCACAACACCAGTAGCCACCTACACCGACGTCGGACTGACCACACCGCACGCGAATCCGATCGTCTTGAATAGCGCCGGCCGTCCCTCGTCAGGCGGCAGTGATGTCCCGATCTACCTGACCCCAGGCGTTTCCTATAAATTCCTCATCCAGAATTCAGCGTCCGTCACGATTGTGACGCGCGACAACATCTCAGCAATTCCACCATCAGCACAAGGGTTAGATGTTGTCGGCACCGTTGGCGAGAACATCACGGCGAATCAAGCCGTGTATCTGTCAGACGGATCAGGCGGCAAGACACAAGGGCAATGGTATCGCGCGGATTCCACGAGTCCTTATAGTTCAACCGCCAATGAAGTTGGCGTCGCACTCGCCGCGATCACGTCAGGCACGTCAGGCACGATTCGTCTCGCCGGCACGACGCCAGGGTTCTCGGCGCTCTCGACTGGTGCGCTCTACTATGTCTCAGCGACTCCAGGCACACTGTCATCGACACCATCTGCCACGAACTATCGATTAGTAGGGCAGGCTGACAGCGCTACGTCTATGGTGCTGTTCGGAGGCTCGCCTGTTGCTGCGGCTGATGCGGGCATTTGCGAAGGTCGATTGACGCTGTTGAGTGGTCAACCGGCACCAGCATCTGACGCGTCAGCGGCCACAACGATCTTCTACACGCCATACAAGGGAAATCGCATATCTCTCTACGATGGCGCGAAGTGGAACATCAGAGCATCAGCTGAAGTCTCGATTGCGGTGCCGGCGACGACCTCGCAGATGTATGACATTTTCGCCTTCGATAGCACCGGCACAGTGACACTAGAACTCTTGGCGTGGACGAATGACACCACGCGTGCCACATCGTTGACACGCCAAGATGGCGTCATTTGCAAAACAGGCGACGCAACACGCCGATACATTGGATCATTCCGAACAACAACGGTGAGCGGCCAGACCGAAGATTCCGCAACGAAGCGCTATCTGTGGAACTTCTCAAATCGCATCGAGCGCACACTTCGGCGAGTAGAAACGGCGGCCAACTGGACCTACAACACAGCTACATGGCGGCAAGCCAACGCGAATGTGGCGAATCAAGTTGAAGTCGTTATTGGAATCCAAGAGGTTCGCCTTGATTTGAGTGTGCAAGGCACCATCAACAACGGCACTGGCGGAGCCGTAGCCGCAGGCACAGCCATCGGCGAAGATGCGACAGCGACGTATCTCGCGGATCAGAACGGCGGCGTGCTTGGGAACATCGGCAACACCGTCACGGCGTCGTTGATATCACGACTCGTCAAGTATCCAGCCGTCGGGCGGCACTTCTATGCGTGGATTGAAATCGGTGGAGGCGTCACAACGACATTCTACGGAGTCGGCGCGTTCATCGCAGGGGACCGCATGAGTGGCATCACCGGCCACATCGAGGCGTAAGACTGATGGTAAAATCTAACTGATGAGGCTCCACAGTCCGAGCAAAGACAGCGCCGCGATCGCGAGAATGTAATATGTCCAAGGGCTTACTAGCGCTTCCGTGGCTCGGCTTGATGGGCTTACTTGGTTTAACAGCCCTCGTCTACGCTCAGTCTGACGTCGATCGCCGGATCGCCGACATCGAAAGGGTTGAAGCCGGCTCACGGTTGGCGAGGATTGAGACACGCATCGACTCCCTTGAATCTATCGGAAAAGGCGTCGTGACTATTTTAGCAGGACAACTGCTACTCTCCGGCCTCGGTATGGCGCACAAAAAGCGAGAACGGTAATGAACGCAAACGTCTGGCTCGGCTTGCTGTTTTTTGCCGCGGCTGGCCAAGTCACGCTGCTGGCATACGCGCAACGACGCGACAGTCGACTGGAACGAAAGGTTGATGCGGTCTGCGATCTGCTCATGGTCTGGGCGCAAGTCTGGGGTGAAGATCCCATCACGACCAGGATCAAGCTGAACCAGGTGCTCGACCATCATTTCGAACACGACACTGACGACAGCACATCCAATGCCACTTGATGATGAGTCATCAGCGCCGAAAACTACCGAAGATCCGGTCACTGACGAAGCTCTACAGAACACCTATCGACGGTGGCCGTTGAAATACCTACAGAAGTTCAGGGTGGAATTTGAGTCGGCTCGTCGGTATAACGATCGGAGGATTCGCGCGATCGATCAGGTGCTCAAAGAGAAAGGCTCAGCATGACCGGCAAGACGAACGACAACGATGATTGGATACGACTCGAGGACATCATCAAGAAACTCGCAGAACTTGAGGCGCGCATCGACAAGTTGGAATCGACCTCTGAGTTCGACACGACGGCGCTGAAGGCGTTAGCGAGCGATGTGGACGATATCCAGAAGGACGACGAGAAATGATCAGCACCGAAGGCTTCACGCGCGCACAGATGAACGATGTCGGCGATGGGAACTTCACCATCACCGTTGGCCATCGGTCTGACATCAGGCGTCAAGACGGCTCGCCAAGTCAGGCAGGCGACGTGTTGAGCGTGCAGGATGATGGCACGTTGCAGACACGGCCATCAGGATCGGCTGGCTCATTCGAAGTCTGCAAGTTCACCGAGTCGCGCAATGCCGTCGTCTACAATCCGTTCGGAAAACGCACCATCTACTTTCCGGTCACGGGAGTCTGGGATTGAGCGGATTCCTGCTCGTCTGCGATGCGCCTGCCGCCATCACGCCGACGAAGGCGGATATTCTCGACGTCAAAGCTAATTTCATTTCGATGCGCGACTCTTGGAACCGCGTCATGTTGTCGTGGTTCTGGCCGTTACTGCCTGAATATCAGCAGCAGGATTGGTTCAGCCTGTGGCGCTCGAGCGGTCTGACCCATGTCGTGATGTGCCCCGTGATGTCCTATCCTCACAATGCGCTCGGGCCTGAAGGCTCAGACCTGCTTGATGATTGGCGAGGGCAGCCAGAGCGATTCGCGACGGTCGTCACGCGCGCACTGCAGGAGGGATTCATCCCGATCATCCAGATGACTTCAGGAGATGGCGGCACGGGTCACGATGTCGATGTCTACTGGCCGGCGCTTATCGCAGCGTTGTCGAACGTCAAAAAGTTCTGTCTCGGCTCATGCGGATTCGAGACTGCCGGCGGCGGCTGGCGCAGCGCACAGACATCGCGGGGCGTGACGATGCTTCACAACTCAGGCTTCGGCGCAATCATGTTGCACTGCCAGCCAGAACGTGCAACTGGCGCCAGTTATCACGGCGAAGGTCCGCAATCTAACACTCCACCTGATTGCATCTGGATTGATTATCACGATCCGACGCGACCTGGCATCGGGGCATTCATTGAGAATGACGATCCGTGGCGCGGCGACGAGGCAGGATTTTGGACCAGTCACGGCGGCGAATTCATCGACATGCTGTGGTATCAGACGCCGCACGGATCGAAGTTGCTCGATCCGAATGGAGGCGGTCCGAACATAGGCGCATGGGAGGACCGTTGGATTGAAATTATCGAACGCTTAGGAGTCGGTGGCCGCGGCTGGCGCCAAGTCAATCTCTGCATGGGCGAAAAAACCGGCTACGACTATTTCCATAACGCCTGCACTGATGCCGACGTAGTCCGCACATCCAACCGCGCCTACGATCTCTGCGTAGCTCGAAGCGTTGTCTGTGGATTCGGCGATGGACTGCCGGACTGAGCATGGTCACACTCAAGGGCGAGTCTCGCAAGAAGCCGTCGCTGTGGAAACGACTGATAACATGGCTTAAAGTCATATTCGGGAGATAACAGGCATGGACTTCGTAGCGATTCTTAAACTTGTGTTGCCGGCCGTCCTTCAGGCTATTCCCGTGATCATCCAATTGGTACAACCGGTATCAGAAGCGGCGATTGCCGCAGAAGCGCAGCATGGGTCAGGCACGGGCGAACTCAAGAAGAAACTCGTGTTGGATGCGGCTCGAGTGGCCGCGATGGAAAAGAACATCTCTGATCCTGATGCGGTTGTGGCGGCGGTGAGCACCGGCATCGACACCGCGATTGCCGTCGCGAAACTGGTGCAGGAGCGTCACGGATCAGCGGCGCCAGTCAAGCTGAATTGAAGGAGAAACGAACCATGAGCCTGATCGCGCTGGTGCTGGTGCTGGTGGTGATTGGCGTCGTGCTCTATCTACTC